TTAAGTAATGGGTTGCCTTGTAATGCTCTTGCTTTCGCTAATTTTAAAGCTGTTTCTGTTTCTGAAGCAAAAGGAACATACGTTTGATTTGGATAATAATTAGGTGTACTCGCATTAAATAATTCTTCCGCACGTTCAAATCCTTTTTCTAAATACGGTGATTGTACCTTCCACGGTTCCGTAATTGTTTGTGTTGTTTGTGTACCTGCACTTTTACTCATAATAATTCCTTTGTCATAACAATATGTTTTGCTTCATAATCCTTTAATTTTTTTAACCATCCTTTACGTCCGACTAATTCGATACGTTTAATATTATTGGCTACTGCCCATGCTTCTACTTGTCTTGTTAAATCATCTAACCAAGAATGTAAGTTTGAACCACCAGCTAAGAACCAACGACATACTTTAAATTGAGGATATTCAATTATTTGTGTTAAAACGGCTGACTCTACTTTATCTTTCCAGCTTATCCATAGTTGCATTTCTTTTTTTAAAATTGCATCTAATAAATTTTTACCACTATATGAATTATCGTCATACATTATCCCTTTTAATAATAGCGGTTCTACTTGTTCCCAAATTGCAATAGCATTTTGAGGTGGAACGTAAGATACTATTCTAACCGATGATGATGTATTTGTATGTTCTGTCTGTTTGGCCATTGTTTGCATGTGTTAAAGTTGCTGTTTGTTTTCCTTGTGCTGAAACATATAAACTTGTTATTCCTGCCGAAGCGTTAGCTGTTGTCGGCATAAAAACAATAACACTATCACCACCTAAACGTCTATCAGACAACGTTGTTGTTGTTTGACTGGCGGTTAGTGTAACTGATCCTGTTGAGTTTAGTTTTCCATCTAAGGAATTGTTAACTACAATGGCTAATTGTCGTCGATGTTCTTCTGGTATTGGATTAGATAACGGTACAGCTTGAAACTGATTAGCCATTATCTTTTCCCTTCAGGTCTTGCATCGACATCAACACCCTGCATATTCGTAAAATTTCCATTTACTGAAACTCGTAATCGGTGATACCTAGAATTAGTTCTAAGAGGACAATCACCTGAAGATTTAACTGTTACAGCACTACCTGTTGTTACGGAGTCTGCTTGGGAAGAACGTGTAATTGGTGTTACCGTAATTGTTGTGTTTTCCCCGTTAGCATCCACAATAGGTCTAGCGTTAATCAGTGTAGATCTTTTTCCTTCTGCTCCTTCAAATTCTGTCGTATCAACGGTTGCAGTCATAGATCCGCCCATAAATTTTCCAAACTTTTTGTCGCTTGAAAATCCTGCTAAACCTAAAACACCTTCTTGATAATAATAAGAGTCTAAAGGTTTTGGCAAATCATCAACAGAACCCAAAACATCTAAACTTTCTAAAGTTGTAAATGCTTCTTGGGAAGCTGTCCCTATAAAGTCCAAGTCTTGTCCTGAACAAGTTGACCATGAATCCGTTGAATAATTATAAACAACCATTTTATTATTAATAGTTGAACTACCTGTTGCACCAGAACCACGATAAGAAACAACATATAAACTATTATTAGTATCAATAGCTGAACATATTCCATCAAAGTTTGATGATAAATCATTAAGAAAAAATTCGTCAATTTTACCTTTTCCTATTGGGGTAATTTGTGAACCGTTAGTAATCTTATAAAATCCATCTTGAGATAAAAAGAATATATCAGATCCTACATTAGCAATAGATTTAGGAGCAAAAGCACCTATATTATCTGCCACTTTAGAAAACTGAAAAATTAATGGAGTACCAACAAAATCGGCTCTCCAAATTGCTTTATCTGTAAATATTACGCCAAAAGACTCACCACCTACTATTCCTTGTATATTACCTGTATCAGGTAAGTCCTGATAGTCTGACATAGTAGTTTGTGATACGGTAAATGTGGTTGGATCATTTATTCCTGACCATTTTACGCGGTTTGAATATGTTGTGCTACTTTCTATTGTATATCCTGTAAAAACAAAATCTCTTATAACTGCAACATATTTAGCTTTTAGTGATACTAAATCAGCAAAAGCTGTTGATGTTCCTTCTACAAAAGACTGAATATTATCAGCAAAATTAGTAGCAATAACTCTGCTACCAAATTGACAGAAAGACCAAAAGTCACGACTATTTTCTGTAGTTGAATTATTGTAACCTCCCGCCTTCGATTTATCCACGAATACAATACTGCTATTCATTTGATATAACTTAGTAGCATCACCACAATAATTGGTTGTGCCACTAGAACTTAATTGTGTATGCAATCCACAAGCTGAACCTGTTAATGCTGTTGTTGTTAATTCTTTAAAAGATGGAAAACTTTTATATCCTTTAGCTAAAGGTATAACGTTATCTACTTTCATGCTTCCTCTATTTTGAAAAGAAGGCATATCAGACATTAATTGCCCGAACTCAATCATGCAACACTCTTAGCAGTCATTTGCAACGGACCTGATGAATGTCGTCCAACCTCATCAGATGCATTAGCTACTTTAACTGCTTCTCTATATAATTCTGCCCATGTTCCTAATCGTTCATCTTGCATTAAAAAAGGTGCTGACTCTAACAAAGAAGCATACAAATATAAATCTGGATGATTTGTTAAAATAGCGTTTGATGTGTTACTATCACTTAATGCAGTTGGTTTAGAATAATACGCCCATTCAATAGAATAACTACTATCAGGCGTTGGACCAAAGTATAATTTTTCACCTATAACAGTTTGATAAATTGGTTCCCCGCTTGTTACACCGCCATAGTTTCTTGTTAGTTCAAAAGGTGACATATAACGTAATACAATTTTAGGTGTTGTATTTAATGCTACATATCGAAACTCTAAAAAGTTTGTTGGTAAAGAAATATAATTAGTACCACCTGTTGCTGTTGCTGTTGCCACGTTTTCCATAATTCGTAATCTTAAATCTCTGCCGTGTCTTGCTTCGGCCAATGCAATAAAATCAGGAATATATGACGTTAAATCATCGCGGTTTAAATAATTTGCTATTGATGTTTTTAAATTTGCGAATGTGTCTAAAGCCATTATATATCACCGTGCCATGTTCTAAAATATTGAAATTCATTACTGTTTAATTTTTGTTTAACTTTTTTCCAATCGTTAGGATCAAAAAAATTTATTCCTTCTTTGCGCCATTGTTCAATAACTATTCTTGGAATACATGCTACATGTTTCATAAAATTACCGCTTTGATCTATATGATTCATTTCTATTTTATTTGCATTTAAAATAGGTTTAACATCTTGTTCTTGATATAAAGTTGTTTTATCTTCAGCTTCATCATAATGAAAATATTGTCGCACATCTGATGGATTAAAGGGTTTGTTTAATGGTGTTAATGACATATTTTCCTTGGTTTTCTGCGGTTTTTTAATTATTTTAATTATTTATTTGACATATAACATTGTTATACAGTATAACATTGTTAAATAAACAAAAAGGATAAAACAATGACAACATCAAAATTACAAAAAATATTAATTAAGTTTGTTAAAGATCAATTTAAAAACAATGCTTTGGAAGAAAAAATTATTAATCTTCGTGTTCAATCTGAAGATAGAATTGGTTCTGAAGAAGCATTTTCTATTGTTGGTCGTGTTTATTCACCACTTTTTAAAAAAAGTGAAACTAAAACATTTTTTTATTGCAATCCAAAAAGTGAAACATCTGATGAGTATAGCGATGAACAAATTATTTATTTACAATCACAAGGTATGGGTGGTTTTCTTTGGGATAATGACCAATACAAAATGATTGAAGAACCTCTTAACGAAGTTTTAAAAAAATATAATTTACAAGCAGAAACAGTTAATGGTGATGCTTGTTGGGAAGTTAATCACATTTAATTAATCTAAACATTGTTTTATAAAGGGGGTAAAATTATATACCCCCTTTTTTTTATTTAATCTACGAAGTAGTATTATCAAATACTCCACCACTAGCTTTTTCATTTTCACTAATAAGTGTGTATTCAACGATTAGTTGAGATTTATGACTATCTCCTGTGACACTTAGGTCCTGAGTAGTAAAGGGACGCAAATAACCAACCGCCCATTTATCAGACTCTAGGATTAGTAGATCTCTTGTTCTTACTAATCTGTTTGGAATAACTTTCATAGAACCGTAGTCACTACGATACACGTCAAAATAATCATTGATAGTACCGTTGTTATCGACAACGCTTCTAGTTGCATCAGCACGTCCAGTAAACGCGTTCATTTTTCTTTTGTTGAAAGATCCAACATGAACAACGTCAGGATTACCACCAGACTCAAAAATTAAGTCTAATGCACTTGTAAAAATTGCTTCTGTTAATACTCTTTGAGTTCCATCAGTTCTAGCGTCCGTACCGTTTCCAGTAGGGGAAGCTGGTGAACCAGATGCACCCATAATGTCATTTGTAGCAATCCAAGATTGGACTGATCCAAGTTCTCTTGCTGTTGATGAGTTTCCTGCAACACGCCCGTTGTTTAAACCAATCATCGCGTGTTCCATATCTCTTTTTAGTTCTTTAGATTTGTGCAACATTTGGAAAGCTTTTTCTTTCTTTCTTCCTGCTCTGTTAACAGCATCTAACGTATTAGATACTACAACAGTTTTATCTGCAATTTGAGTGTAGTTTCCTACTCTTGCAGTTGTTAAAGAAGCGTCTAAAGTCGCTTCGTCGCCTTCGATTACTTTGTTATCAGCAACACTTGATAATGCTAAAGTTTGCCACTCATGAAAAGTATTTGTTACTTTTTGAGATTTCAACCCACTTAAAAATGGAGTTTCTGTAACTGCCACTAATGAAATTAGGTTCGTCAAATCTTCACGATTACCAATGCTATCGTATGAATCGAAGGTGTTCGTAGGCTGTGCCATACAATTTCCTTTCTAATTTAGTACGTTCATAAACGCTTCTAGCATGTCACCTGACTTACCAGACTTAACACGTTTAATTGCATCTTTGCGACGTTCATAGTTAGCGTCATCTTTAGAAACTGGAATTCCAGACTTAGAAACTCTAGGAATATTTTTTACTTTTTTGTCACCAAGTTTAGCTTTTTTCAATTGACTATATTTCATGCCTTCTATCGCTACCATAACGGTACGATGGTCGGTTAACATGCTTAATTCTTGATCGCTAAATCCGATTTCATTTAAGTAATTTTTAACATTTGCTTGTATTTTTCCTTTTTTAACAGGATCAGCAAATTCAGGAACTTTGTCACTTAGCATATTACTTTGTGTCGTAACATAATCAGCGTATTTTTTCTTTTGTTCCTCATCTTGTTTCTGTTCAATAGACTTTAATTCAGTTTCCGCCTGTTGACGTATTTCTTTTTTTCTATCTGTTTCTGCTTTTAATCGAACATATTCAATGGGGTCTTGTTCATAAACTTTATCCCAGTCAATATCTTCTTGCTTATCAGATTTTATAAAAGATTTTAGCTTAACTGCATAATCATCGCGTTCTTTTTTTACCGCTTCTAATTCAGTAGTAACTTTATCACGTTCAGTATCTAAACCTCTACGTTCATCAGCTAATGCCTGAGTTTTTTTTGAGTAATCGCTTTGACGACTATATCCATTTTTAAGTTCGTCGAGAGTGACTTGTCTATCTTGACCATCTACTTTGACGGTAACAAGTTCCTCGGTCCCTTCTGCTGGGGAGTTGTCAGTTTCCTCTAGTTCCAAATCATCGGGAGTTGGTTCATCTGATGGCGCTTCTGGTTGTGCTTTCGCGTCCTGTTCACCTTCTGATGTCGGTTGTTCGTTCTCTGCGGTTAGTAAGTTCTCGAACTGACCTAATAAATTTTCTTTTACCTCTGGTTCAGGTTGAACCGTTGGTTCTTCAGTAACCGCAGTTTCCTGAGTAGGATTTTCTGCCATATTTTACCTTTATTTTTTTAATAATTTACCAGTTTCCATTATGGATTTTAACTGGTTTAACACTGATTCATGCATCTTTATCATTAGATAAAGTTTTTCGCGCGCTTCAGCGTCCCGAATAGGACTATTAACTAATTCTTCTACTAATCCTAATCGTAACTTGTCATTAGCTTCCTTAAATATAGGATGCTCTAAAATTTTTTTTGCTTCTTCTGATCGTTTTAATTCTTCTTCTGGGGTCATCTACCTTTTGCCCTATATGAATAGGTTCCTTTTTTGCCTTGTGGTTGCGCGTATGTACTTTCCCTATCTCTAGTTTGTGCTGGTGAAAAATAACCTGTCTTTTTTCTGTATTCATTAACCATTTGGCCTAAGTTAATTTTACCTTTATCTTTTTTCTTTTTTAATTTCTCATATACTTTTTTGTCGTCTTTAGACATATCTGTAAATCTAGCTTTATCTATTTCAGTACCTTTTGTTTCACCATAAGGTTTTATTGCTTCATCACCTCTGTTTTTTTGTGCAAGTGTCCTATCATCAAACATTAATAAACCTGATTTTGACCTACCTGTATTAGCATTGTCTAAGTTAATTTTAACATCGCCACCTGTTTGCATAGCATCAAGTAAACCTCTATTTTGTAATTCTTGTATTAATTTATTTCGTCTAGCTTCTTGTCCTTTACCAAATGCTAAAGTTAAATAAGGACTTAACAATTGACCAGATTTTAAATCATATGTTGACCCTTTACTTGGTAAAACACCTAACATAGAATTTTTTAACCATCCTCTTTGTTGTAAATTTGCTAAATATTCTTTATTAGTCATATTTGCTACTTCTTCATTAGTAGGCATAAAATTATTATCCGTTGTAAATCTGTCTGTACCTTCTATTTTAATTTTTCTATTTTCCATATCAGTTGTATCATTTGCATTTTGTTGAACACACATTGGGTGTCCTGCATTAGCTGGCATTGAACAAAATGTTTCCATATCAAAACCATCTTCAGGTACTTCTGGATCAGGTGTAACAGGATTTGTATTCCATACATATGGTGTTGCTTTTGCAAAATCCATTGGTACAGCACCTATTGGTTGTCCACCACCTCCTGCAATATTAGAAAATAATGATGATTGTTGAAAAGGAACAAAATTAGTAGCCATTACACAGCACCCATTCTAACTTTTGCTTGTAACTTTTCTCTTTCTAATTGTATATCAGCTTGCATTTCTTGTTTTTTTAAATTTAATTCTGCCATCATTTCTTGTTTTTTTAATTCAAGTTCAGCTTCCATTTTTTCTTTTTTTAATTGTAAATCAGCCATGTTCTTTTCTCTATCTGCTTGTATTTGTTGCTGTGTTGCAATTAATAATGGATTTTCCTGCATAGGATCTTTCTTTTCTTCTGGTGGTTGTGTTTCTGGATTAACAAAAAATTCTTGCGGAGATTTAAACCCTGCATTATGCACCATTCTTTCTAATGTATTATAAATTGTTTGTTCATTTGCCAATTTACTACCTGACATTAAGATCTCTTTTTGAATACCTAAAATTTGTCCTAAAATTTGTAAACGTTGTTCGTGTGTTCCCGTTCCTAACCCCACGTTTATTGTTAAATTAAATTTATTTTTCCACTCTCTTGGGTCTATTGGAACGTATTTATTTCTAATTTTAATTATTCTTTTATGATCTTGATATTGTGTTGTTAATTTTAACAAACAATTCATTAAATCTTTCATACCTGTTTCTGCAAACACTCTAGCAATGGTTTCAATACGTTGTCCTGCTGATTGCATTGCTTCTCTTACACCAGTTGCAGTTGTATGAGATTTTTGTATTGTGTTTGGATCTAAACCTTGTTGTAATCTATTTATACCTGAACGTTGTTCTTTTATTTGATCGACTTTCTCAATCATTGCCAAACCTTCTTGCATAAAGTTTTGGGCCTGTAATGGAACAACAGCGTTTGGTGATTTAACTCTTACAATGTTTCCTGCTCTTGATTGTAATAAATCATCGAGGTTAACCATTCCGTCCTGTGCTAACACCCTAGAATTATTCATTAAAAATGCATTATCTAAACATTGACGTAATAGAACAGATTTAATTTGTTGAATATCCATTACTAAATCAGCAACACTCATTCCAAACAAGCGATGCGGATTAATAATTGGTGTTAACGTAGAAAAAGGAATATAGCTTATTTCTTCTACATCCAAAATTTCATTTGTATCACCTACAGTAATTACTTTTAATAATTCAGCTACACCATCATTATCAACATCGGTGCGAATATAATTTTCCATGTAAAGAATTTCTCTCATAGATGGATCAGCGTTTTCATCCATGTAACTTTCTTCATTAAACATGTTACGGCTTAATGTTTCTTCATTCCATGTAGAATTAGCATAAGAAGGTAGATCTTCTATTTTTTTTCTATCATATCCTTCACCAATTAATTCACTTACCGTCTTTTTTAAACGATGCGCTATATATGGCGCATCCGCCAAATTTTTTGCTCGTTTGGAAACAAGTATTTCTTCGGGAGGAACGTTTTCAATACATATTTTTCCTGCTGATGATTTACGGCGTACATCAACATTAAATTTAATTTCACTGTCGGCCATTTCTCCTTGATCGGTCATGACCATTTTTTCTTCTGAAACTTCTTCGACGTTTTTTACTTCAACATCATCATCGACTAATAATGCTTGATATTCTATCTCTGTAAGGCCTTTATAGGACTCTTTGACAAATTCATCCTCGTATTTATAATAATGCTTTATAAAGCCATTTTTTTGAATTAATGCATCTTTGAACCAAGTATAAAACACTTGCCATCCGTCATTATCCTTAAATATGATATGATTTATGTATTCTGTGGCTTGTTTTGATACTTCTTCATCTTCCTCAGATACAGGTTCAAATTTAACTATATCGTCCCCTGCTGTAAATATACGAAGCAAGCTTGGTAATACACTTTCAACAGCTTCCAGCACATCTGAAGATATAACCTGAGATCTGCCTTCTACCTCATTACCAAATGGCTCAGAATTGTAATAATCTAATGCTAGACTTCGTTCTTGAACCAATTTACCGTTCTGATACCCTAAAGCATCAGTAATTTCGCGCGTAATAGTACCTTTTAATTCGTTTTCTTTTTTTTTGTTTAATTTCATTGCTTATTATTTTTATATACTATATGTAACGCTGTTATATGACTAAAACTAAATTTAGACAATTTTTAAAATATCTTGGTATTAGCCAAGGTCAATTGGCTAGGGAGTCAGGTCAAACGAGAACCAGTATAGGTAATTATTTTAACGGCCGTCGTCCCATTAATACGTTAATGGCGTGGGGTCTTAATCTCAAAGTTGAAAATGAGGATCTTAGAAAACAAAATGCTAGACTATCCCAGAAGGTCCGTACTTTAAATCAGAGGACCAAGAACTAGACTCGTTTAAGCCGATTGCCATATACCGCATTGCATCACACGAATTACTTTCGGTTCCGTGGTGCGGTGTTGACGTTATTTCACCTAGTTGATTTGTTTTCCATCTATATTGCTTTAAACAATTAATTAAATAGTCACATTTTTCTTTTTCAAAATAGCAACGTTTTAATACCATTCTTAAAGCATTAATTCCTTCTTCTACTTTTAACTTAGGTACAGCTTGTATAAACCATCCTAAATTGGAAGCTATCTCTTGTCTACTTTTGCCCGTTCCTAATTCTTTAACCACTATGTCATGTCCTGCAAAGTGATTATCATACGTATAAGGCAATTCCTTTAATTTATTAGCGTAAAATTCTATACTTTCTCCTGCGCTTTCTAAATGATCTATTATATGAATTGCTGAACCTTGCTTTTGTACAAATACGATGCTGAAAGCATCGCGAAATCCAATATCTGAAAACGTGGTTACAGGTAATTCGGGTATATGAGGAACTGTAGTAATTCTTTTTTCATCCTCTACCAATTGCATAGATTTAGAATAAATTCCATTTACTACCCCTGCATCAAAATCACATAAAAACTCAGTAGCGTATTCTTCAGGACTCATCATTAACTTTAAGTTTTCCAATTCGTCCTTTGGAATAATTTTAGTATCTTCTACAGTGTATTTTTTTACAAACCAATCTTTTTGGGTTTTGTTATTCATATACATGTCATAAAAGAAATTATGACCTGAAGGAGTTCCAATAGCTATTAGCCATCCTGTTTTTTTATCTAGTTGGTGTCTATCAACCAAAGCTGGTCGTAAAACCTTTGTAATTAAATCTTTATGTAATAATTGACATTCATCTAATATTACACCGTCAGCGTAAATACCTCTTATAGAATCAACACTAGATCCATCAGCGCCTAATAATTGTATTCTTCTTCCCCCAATCATATCACAGCGTAATTCTGTTTCATGATAAGTGGTATAAGGAATATTTTTTGTTAGTAATTTTAAATTATCCCAATGTATTTTTTTAACCTGCGAATAGGTAGCCGATATAATATAATACCTAGGATTAGGTAAAGTATTCTGAAATGCTTTTTTTAATGTTTCAGCCAAAGAAAAGTAGCTTTTCCCAAATCTTCTATGACATGGGAGTACATTAAAGCGTTTAATCTTTCTATGTAACTGTGCCTGATGTTTTCTAGGTTTATACGGTATTGTTACGTTAGTCATTCATACTTTCTACGGGAAGATCATGAATAAAATTCTACTATATATTTTTAGAACCCTTGAATATGGTCCTCTAAGTATTAAAAGGGGTTGGCTAATCTTATTTTTTTTTTCCGATGGGGTTGCCTGCCTTAAAATCGGCAGAAAACAGTCAAATAATAGTCAAAAAGGATTAATTATCCCTTCAAAACCTTAGAAATCAGCCATTTCTTGTTATTTTTCACAAATTTTGATTAATTTTTAAGATTTTTTTAAGATCTCGTGAGGTTTACAGACTAAAAAGAACGCTGAAAAGCAACAACAAATACAGTTCAAGTCTAATTTACCTTAGAATACAGCCATTAATTATATTATTATTTAATCATTGTTACATTCCTTTTTAGCTTCTTTTATATTGATTTGATCTGTTTTTATCTTCTTTT